AGTGATGCGTATTTACTTTTGAAATGCGGGTTAGTGCTGGTTTTAAGTGCTGGCGCAAACTCTTTTTGCGCCGCAACAAATGCCGTTGATATATTTTTCACTTTAGCCCCCCTAGTCTTTTAACTCGTAATTTTCGTGAATCTCTTCATCACTAAGCACAAAAGTAGGAGCTTGTGATTCTGCATATTCCTGCGCTTCATGCTCCTGCTGCTGCTGTCCATTGTCGTCACGCATTTCATTCTCCTTAATTATTTCGCGCTCCCTTGCCATTCACCGAAGTCCTTGGCTTCACTCTTCGCGCTTGCTGCCACATTGCCTGAAGAGAGGGGTTATTTATCGCGTACTATCATTTCGGCGAGTGGTTGCATCTTAATCGCGATGCGGACAAAAAGCAAGCGTTTTTTCTGTTCTTTACTTACATTTAGTAATTAAGTAAAATTAACCTATGCTAAAAAATACTGAATACTCAAACAAAGTGATTGACGCTTATGGTGGCGTGGCTAAGTTAGCCGCATTGCTGGGCGTTGGTCGTCCACGGGTGCAAAAATGGCGCAAGTCTGGAATACCTGCTAAGTGGCTATTAACTCACAAGCGTAAATTTGATTTAATGGTAGCCAAACATGACACCAAATGAACTCGCAAAATTCCGCACAGAGACCAAATCGCATCAAAAAACCGCTGGTATTATGCTATGGAATACCTTGTGTAATAAATGCAAACTAAGCAAGCGGCGTAATGGCGGAAAGCATGTTTATGTTGGGAAGCGTAGATTTTTCACTTGCGCTGATTGCCTTTAATAAGCTATAATCATTCCATGAATAGATGCGGCGATAGCCAGCCAATACGGCTTCCTGAAAAGCTAGAAGGAACGGAATAGACAAGGTCGAGTAGCGTCGAGTGTGTGAGTGCCAAGCTGGAAGGTGTCTAAATCTCACTTGCTGTATCTGTTCACAATTGCGATGTAGCTCAGTGGTAGAGCAGGAGATTCATAATCTCAAGGTCGCTGGTTCAAATCCAGTCATTCGCAACCAATTACGGGACGATAGCTCAGATGGTTAGAGCAGGGTACTCATAATGCCTCGGTCGCAGGTTCAATTCCTGCTTGTCCCACCAGTTTCACCACCATGATGTATGTATCTAACGAGCATCATCATGGTCAGTAGGTAAGCGTGACGGGGTTCGCCCCACCTAATTAACACCAGGCAAGCCTAGAGTTTACGTGGCTCTGTATCGTAAATGCTGGACTGCGTAGCGGTCGATGCTCAAACCGTCTGGTTACTTTTCCCTCCTCGCGCTGCAATAGCGCGTTTTAATCCACCTCTTGACGGGGTGGATTTTTTTTGGCATAATTCGCACGGTGATGGCAGTCACTCAAGCCGTTTTAATCTCGATTCTTTTGGTGGTCATCCACACTCCTGCCAGAGGTAGATTCGAGACTAAAGCGGCTTTTTTACGTCTAAAGGAAAATTATGATCGAGTTAAACAAAATAACAATCACTGAAGGTACACAATCTCGCGTAGTAATCAACCAGCAAGTGGTCGCTGAATATGCAGAAGCATTAACCAATGGCGTAGAGTTGCCGCCGATTGTGTTGTTTTTTGATGGTACGTCCTACTATATCGCTGATGGCTGGCATCGCTTCCACGCGCATCGTTTAATTGGTGCGCTTACCATCCTAGAGGATGTGCGAGTAGGCACTAAACGCGACGCGCAGAGATACAGCCTTAGTGCCAATAGCGCGCATGGCTTACCGCGCACTAATGCCGATAAACGCAAGTCAGTTGAAATTGCATTAGCAGATGAAGAGTGGTCGTGTTTTAGCAATCGAGACATTGCCAAGATGTGCGCAGTTGGCGATAAGCTAGTCGGTGAAGTAAGAAATGGGTGGTCGGCACAGGATAAAACAGCAAAAAACAAGAAAATCGCATTACAATCAAATAGTAATGAAGATGTTGTAACAAACGACTTTAAAAGTGCGCCCCGTGCGCACTCTGACGATATTCCCGCAGTTGAAAATCAACAGCCGAAAGCCGAACCAGAGGATGAATACACTGAACTTGATGCGGCGCACGATACGATTATCGAGCTACAAGATAGGCTTGCCGTGGTATCGCTTGGCGTAAGCGATGAGGAACGCGCATCTGCTAAATTGTTGCTGGAGGAGTTGCGACATGAAAATGCGCAATTAAAAATCAACCTTGCAGCGGTAACGTCTAGCAGGGATATCTTGATGCGTGAAAACGCAGAACTCAAAAAACAATGCGCATCACAACGCGCTTTGTTATCTAAAAAATGAAACTCCGCCCATATCAAGAAAATTCCATCCAATCCCTACGCGAAGGGTTTAGAAATGGTCATACGCGCCAAGTGCTATGCGCTGCCACTGGTGCGGGCAAGTCGATAATCATGCTGGAAATGATTAAGCTGGCGATGGAAAAAGACTCTCGTGTACTGTTTGTTTGTGAGCGTCGGGTATTGGTAGAGCAATTTTCTGCACACCTTGACCATGCTGGAATTGACCACGGCGTAATCATGGCGCAGCACTGGCGGTGGAGACCAGATAGACGAATCCAAGTAGCCAGCGCACAGACGCTTGAACGCATGGACGGGCTACCAAAGTTTGATATTTGCTTTATCGACGAGGTTCATGCTTCGATGCGTAAGAGCGTGGTTGAAATGATTAAGCTCTTCCCTAGCATGAAAATCATCGGCGCGACTGCTACGCCATTTAATCCAAAACTCGCGGAACATTTTAGCTCGGTCACCAATGTCATCACCATGCGCGAGTTGGTAGATGATGGTCATCTTGTGCCATTCAGGGTATTCGCGGCTAGTGAGATTGATGTGGATGGACTGAAGATTGATAACACGGGCGAGTTTGAAAAGAAGGGCATGGAAGACCGAGCCCGCCGTATCACTGGCGATGTAGTTGCTGATTACATTCGGCTGACTAATCAGATTTACGGCGAACAACGCAAGGGCATTGTGTTTAGCTCAGGCATTGCGCACGGGCAGGACTTAATGCAAAAATTCAATGAAGCTGGAGTAATGGCAGTTCAGATTTCATCCAATGATAGCGACGAATTCAAATCTGAAGTGTTGGCTGAATTTAAGAAGCCAGATACTCAAATCAAGCTAGTCATTAGCTCGGAGATATTGGAGCGCGGCTTTGACCAGTCAGATATTGATTTTGTGATACTCGCAAAAGCGGTCAAAAAGTCATTTTCCAAGTTTGTGCAGATGATAGGGCGCGGCGCAAGATTACACCAATCTAAGGAGTTCGCTGTAATCCAAGACCACGGCAACAATTGGATTCGTTTTTCTGAACAATGGAACGAGCTTTACGGTTCTGGCGTGACTGAATTGACCAGCGCGCCAGATAAAGCAAGCAAAAAAGAGCCAAGCAAAAAAGAAAAAGAGGACGCAAAATGCCCGAAGTGTGGGCGTATAAACGGTGGCAATCCATGCGTACAATGTGGACACGTTAAGCCATTACGGAACGAGGTCGTAACGGTCGCGGGCAAGATGGAAGAGCTAAACAGCGACGGAAAGAAAAAAGCTGTTGGAGTACACACAAGCGAATACAAAAAAGCGTTTTACCAAGGGCTTGTGTTTTATGCTCGGTCAAAAGGCATGAAGGATAGCTGGGCGTTTTTCAAATATCAGGAAAAATTCAATATCAAGCCTGCTTGGGAAAAAATCGCCACACCACCATCGCCTGACGTATTGAGCTTTATCATTTCGCAAAATATCCGCCAAGGGAAGTCGAAAATCAAATGAATGACTTTATCCAATTCGCCAGTGAGCGCGGCTTAATCATTAAATCAATCGTTCGCGGTAAGTGGGCGAGAGTTCCAACAGTTACGCATCCGCATAGCCGCAACGGGGCGTATTTTTTTGAGGACACCTACGCGCACGTCCAAAATTGGGCGATTATGGATAGTCCAGAAACGTGGCAGGATAAAACGCCACGAACTCCATTTGAGCAAGACGAAATACGCAAGCGCATGGCTGCGTCGCATAAATTGCAGCTCACGGAACGCAAGCGAATGCGCGAGGAAGCGGCTCGAAAAGCACGTTGGATATTATCGCAATGCGTCCTTGAAAAACATGCGTACTTAGACGCGCATAGTATGAAGGACGATATGGGCTTAGTGTGGCATCGTGGTGAAGATAACCTGCTATGCGTACCCATGAAGGTTTCGGATAGTGTAGTTGGTGTGCAACTGATAACACGCGACGGCGATAAAAAGTTTTTGACTGGTCAACAGTGCAAACATGCCACGTTCACCATCGGGGGCGGTAGGCATGATGTATGGTGCGAAGGATATGCCACAGCGAAGGCAATTTATGCGGCTTGCGCGGCGTTTCGATTATCGGCTAAGGTACACGCCTGCTTTAGCGCAGGAAATCTGCTAAACGTGGCTAAAAGCGGGTTTGTCGTGGCGGATAACGACGCAAGCGGAACGGGAGAGCGTGTAGCCAAGGAATCGGGATTGCCATATTTCATGCCGCCAATTCAAGGGCAGGATTTTTGCGATATGTGGATGAATGCGGGTAGCTTGAAGTCTGGAATGATTATGCAAAAGTTGTTGCAAAGTTGATTTTGTTATGGCATGATTCGTTTTAATGATGGGCTTGGAATCCATCACGACAAACAATCGGAGGTTACGGAGAGCGTAGCCCAATCTGACGATTATTGTTTATCTAAGATTGCCTAAGCCGATTGAATGTTGAAAATTCAACTAAACCGACTAAGCAAAACTTAGTCGGTTTTTTTATTCCACGTCAGAGCGCGTTAGCTAATTGCCTAGCATCGGGTGAACTCAAAATAGATGGGCAATAACGAAGAGCCATTGTTAGAAGGCGGCTCAATAGATATTCACGCAACTGGGTATCTATTAAAGGAATCGAACTGTGTATGTAACCGTAGGGAGCTCTGGTCAGGCTTAGGTGGAAATTAAGGCAGCCACTGAAATGATAGGTTCACATGATTTCGTTATTGGACAAGTTGGCGGTACGCGAAGCAACAATAACAGCAGGTGTGCATTCCTGCTAGGGTTACAGGCAGACCCTTCTAGTGATACCTACGCCCATAAAAAGGAGAATAAAATGGCATACAGATGCGGCGGATTAAAAATTAACCAGATTCGAGAGTTGGCGGCTAAAAAGATGGCTGGCGTAGCAATATCATTTGAACAAAAAGACTATGTAGGAATTGCGATTGCTCTTGGCAAGCCAAGTGGCGGTGGGCTGAAGGCAAGTATTGACTATCTTGTAGATTACTTTCAACTGTCTGGAGAGAGTGGAAAAATAAAGCGCAAAAGAAATGTTAAAGCCAAAAAGAAGACAGTCTCAATAACAAAAGCTCGCGTAATTAAGCCTCCTATTCCTAGCCTAATTCCAGATTTAGAGTTCGTTAAGACCGCAGATTTTCTGCAAAGTTATGAATGGAGAAAAATTAGGCTTGTTGCATTAAAGCTGCATGGCAGGAGGTGTCTATGTTGTGGCGCAACTCCAGAAACAGGCGCGGTTATGAATGTTGACCATATTAAACCAAGGAAGACGCACCCATCATTGGCTTTAGACATTAACAATTTGCAGGTGTTGTGTCACGAATGCAATCATGGAAAAGGCAATTGGGACACCACGGACTTTAGAAAATGAAGCCGCTCACTGACCGCCAAAAAGTTACGGCATGGCTTGACCATATCGGCGAAACCGACAGCGAACTACGCGACGAAGTATTCAACGCCTGCGCGCATGGCACTGACCTATTCACAGCCGCAGAATCTCGCGCATATTATGTATCTCGCTACAACACAGATTGCGCATTAAATGATTTGCCGCAACTGTAAGCACTCAGTAGTTGGCACAACGCAACAAGACGAGGCAATGAAAAAGCTAGGCTATCGGACGTGCAGCCTAGCTAAAACACCAGTTGAGCAAGCAACTTTTTTTCGTGGCTCACAACCATGCAAGTGGATTGAAAGGATTAAAAAATGAGTGGCGGAAGCATGAATTATTATACAGCCTTGTCGAAGATGCAAAATTTGAACTAAATACTATTGAGCGGATAGCATTCAAAAAGCATCTGGCGAAGATAGCCAAGGCATTGAAAGCCATCGAATGGGTGGACAGCGGCGACTGTTCTGCTGGTTCAGAAAATGCGGCAATCCTTGAGTGTATTTCAAGTACCGATTGCTTGGCAGCGGCTATTTCTCAAGCTGAGAAATCCAAGGTTGAATTGTCTAAGTGCATTGATGATGCTCTAGCTATAGCTCTATACGGTGGAGACAAGCCATGAAAACGCAATTTTTCACCGCGCCAGATGTTCCCGTGCGTAACGGTTATTACGAAGTTCAGTATTGGAATGGCGAAATTGAGCTAATGAATTGGCAAGGTGCTTGGACAATTCCAGCCGCATTTATCATGGCATGGCGTGGTTTGATTCGTGAATAAGCATTACATCCTGGCTCACCAGCAAGCGCGCCAGCTTGCAGCCGAACAGTGTCGCATTGCACCAGATGGCTGGCATGTTCGTATTACTCCACCAACACGCACATTAGAGCAGAATGCCAAGCTGTGGAGCATGTTAAGCGAGATTGCGGCACAGGTTATATGGCACGGTCGCAAACTAGACGCAGAATCTTGGAAGCATGTATTTACATCAAGCCTAAAGCGCATGGATGTTGTGCCAAATATTGACGGCACTGGCTTCGTCGCGCTTGGGCTATCCACCAGCAAAATGACAAAAAAAGAACTAATCGAACTTATAGAACTAATCGAAGCATTCGGCGCGCAGCATGATGTTAAATTCAAGATTTAGTTATTTACATTAAGCAAATAAGCCAATATAATGAAGCCATGAACAATAAAATTTTAGCGTAGTTCTTGAAATTTTGAATGAAAGGGCATGGTATGAAATATGTTGGGAAAACATACAGCGGCGGCTATGAGTTCATAGGGACAGACGAGAACGGTTGTGAACACTACTGCCTAGTTAGAGAGGTTGATTGTGGCATATTCCATATTAGCAGCAACATGATTGCGCTTAATGATTTGATTAGACTATTACATGATGAAGTAATCAGAAAGGCAGTTAAAAATGATACTAAAAATGAAAACCCAGCGGAGGATGTAAAATGAAAACAGCACGCCAAGCATGGGAAGATTATCGCTCAACCAATAATCTAGCTCAAGATAGCAAAAGCAAAGAGTTTTTTGAGGCTGGATATAGCTATCTAGTCACAGAGCTAATCGAGCAAAAAAAAGCTGAAATGAATGAAATGCACAGCAAAGTCGCGGAGTTATCAATATGCTAGTCGAAAATAATATGCCAGCCAGCGCGAAGGGCAAGACGTTGGTGGACGGCATGACGCATGAATATGGCAGGGAGTACAAAGACGAGTTCGCGGGTACGTCTGTGAGCGTTATTTTGCTTAAGCTCAAAAAGTGAACCAATCCTACACAAAATCTGAACGCGCCCATATCGAGCGGGTTAAATCGTTACCATGCTCGGTATGTGATGCACTAGCTCCAAGTGAGGCGCATCACATCAAGCAAGACCAGCCATATAGCTGTGTTGCAGTTTGTGCAGATTGCCATAGGGGACACCACAATGGTCACCATGGGTTAAAAGCGATGTGGAAAATTAAAAAGATGGATGAGCTAGACGCTCTGTGCATAACTTTTAGGAGATTGCAAAATGGGTAACGAACAGGAACGCATGGCGTTTGCAAAATGGTTCTCTGGCGACAATCCAAAATCCAAAATGCCGAAGTATTGAGCGCAGCGGTGACAGTTACAAGTTCATGGAAGCTGTCTTTGCGTGGTCTGTTTGGCAGGCAAGCGCGCAAGCACAGGGCGAGTTTATCTGCACAAAGTGCTGGTTGCGGATTAACAACAAAGAAGAGGCGAAGGTCAACTTTTAATGCTAACTGAAAGCCAAGAGCAGATAAATTTTGTCCAATGGATGCGCTTGCAATATCCGCAGCACTGGGTACACGCCAGCCCTAACGGCGGTGTCAGGAATATCGTCACTGCGGCGCGGCTTAAAAAAGAGGGCGTTAGCGCAGGCTTCCCAGATTTATTTATCCCCTCGTTGCGGCTATTTATCGAAATGAAACGCATCAAGGGCGGTGTGGTCAGTGCTGAACAACAAGAATGGATTACATACTTACGCGAGCATGGTTACCGATGCGCCGTATGTAAAGGCTTCGATGAAGCAAAAGATGTGGTTAGGGAAACGATAGGGGCGACGCTGTGAATCTTAGCCAGGCAATACAAATTGATACATCGTCAAATTGCCATAACAAACATCGCAGCAATAAAAATCCCAAAAATTGTCCCGATAGCATAAGCCCCATACCTATGCCACATACGACGGGCGATGTAGTGTGCCAGCGGTTCGTGGCGATTGCGCATAATGTGTGTCATGGTTGATGCTCCTTCAGTATTTGTTTCATTAACTCAATCAACTTTTTTTCATACTCAGCCTCTTTGTCACTGAGCGTTTCAGAATCCCACCACATCTCGTGGCACTCTTTGAGCGCAAGATAGGTATTTTCAAAGCGGCAATAAGACATACTTATCATCATAGCCTCCTGTCAAATAAATCGCGTTCGATACTCTCGCATTCGGTTAAACAACGCTTTTCAAACTCGCTCACACAGGTCAAAATCGCGTCGATTGCATATTGCTTACCATGGCAAGCATCTTTCAGGTTACTCAGCATCCTATCCATTTCAGAGCCTGTAAATTCCAGCCCGTAATCATGGGCGAATTCTGCAAGCACACGTGGCTTCATATCCGCTAACCGCTGTTTTGCAGATTCTTCAACCTGCGCACAAGCGATGTCGTTTAACTCTTCAGCGGCTAGATGTGCATTCAGGTAGTAGTCGTTCGCGCTCATTTCGCCACCCTGTAAAATTTTCCTGATTCAGTTCCGAAAATCCCATCCATTTCATAATCCCCATCCTCGCCAATTTTGATTGCAGACAAGGGGATTTCAACTACCTCAAATGGCGCGAACTCTTCTCGTTCCGTAAAAACACTTTCGCCACTTTCGATGTAGCTGTCGCATCCGTTCCAGACAATCATGGTTATTCCCATTTCGCTCTCCTTTGTTGTTTAGCCATACACCACAAAATTTATGGCTTGCCGAAAAGACAATCCACACTCAAGCGCGCATCGTGCAGCAATCATATCTCCCTCTGTTGGCAGAGCATCCATCATCCCTCGTTTTGCTTGCTTTACGCTCAAGCGAGAAGCGCGAAGGTTGATATATTTAATGCGACGCGCAGCGGCTTCTGCCACGTTCTTAACATCAAATTCATCAACAACTAATTTGAATTGTTCCGCGAATTGTTTGATTGAGATTTCCATTTCATTCTCCTTCGTTTGTTTAGCAATGTCCTGTACGCAATATGTCTGTGGCATATCCAGCAAATATAGCCTTCGGATTGCGGTAGTAGCGAATTGAGCCATACTCCTTATCAACGGTGACCGATACCCCGCCATTACTCATAATCCGCACATTACGACCACCTCGCTCGGAATAGTGAGCTAACACAATTGCACGGATTGTTGCCTTTTGTTCTTTGGTAAAATTTTCCATTTCGCTCTCCTTCGTTGTTGTTGTGCTTCGATAACTGTCATTATATAGCTTATTAAACTAAATGCAAGCCCTTTTTTAAAATAAAAAATATATTTTTTAATTGCTGTAATGTGCTATTATGCCGCATGGATAAAAAACGAAAACATTTCGGCGGCAACCCAACGCCAGAGCAGATACGATGCTTGCGCGCAAAGTACGGCGTATCACAGACCGAGGCAGGAGCGTTGATATATCACAGTGTATGCACTATCAGCCTGTACGAGCTTGGAAAAAATCGTATGCGCCAAAGCGATTGGGAATTGCTACAGATTAAACTTGAAAGAAAATACGGGGTAAAAGATGATTAACAAAATCAGAATGTGGGCGGGTGATCGAAATTTAATTGACGGCAGTACACCAGAGCGTCAAATGCTCAAGCTGGTCGAGGAGATGGGTGAACTAGGAGCTGCTCTCGCTCGAAACAATCAGGATGGCGTGGTTGATGGAATCGGCGATATGATTGTTGTGTTGACAATCATCGCAGCGCAGCGTGGCGTAGATATTGAAGAGTGCATCGAGGCGGCATACAACGAAATCAAAGACCGCAAAGGGCGCATGGTGAATGGGGTCTTTATCAAAGAGCTGGATATTGATGTATGAGCGATAAGCATCAAGTCGGCGGCGACCATTACATTAACCTATCTGTCCAGCCGTGGGATGCGATGCGGTCGTGGATGACAGATGAGCAATTCCTCGGCTTCCTGCGCGGCAACGTAATCAAGTATGTGGCTCGTGCGCAGGATATGTGCCTAAGTGGCAAGGGAGGCGTTGAGGATTTACGCAAGGCGCAACATTACTTGGACAAGTTGATTGAGATGGTAGAGGGTGACTGTGGCAGCCAAGGCACTAGATAAATCCATCGCTGATGCAATTATTGTTGATTGGCGCATAGGGCAATTAAGCCAGCGCGAGATTGCAGATAAGCATGGTGTTAGCAATGGCATGGTAGCCAAGCTCACCAAGGGCGTGGAGCGTGACGTGAGCAGCATTGTGAGCGCGGGAATACAATACCAGCAAGCCTTACATGCGCATGATGAGCGCATCGTGAGCGCAGTAGAGGACGTTGTGAGCGCAGCAGTCAAGCGCGCAGAATGGCTTAATTGCCAAGCCTTAAAAAACGTTCAGGAAGCAATGAGTGCGGAATGTGCGAACCAAAACGATTACCGCGCTAGAGCCGACACAATCTCCAAAGCCAAAGACGTTGTGCTTGGCAAAACGCCTGATACTGCAATCCAGATTAACAACGAATCCGCGCCACGTAGTCTAAGCTCGTTCTATGGCGGCAACGCTTAACCCTGCGCTTCGTGATTTCTGGACAACACCAGCGCGTAACCGTGTGCTGTACGGTGGGCGCATGTCCAGCAAGTCATGGGATGCGGCGGGCTTTGCTATTTTCCTAGCTAGTAATTACAAAGTACGCTTCTTGTGTACAAGGCAATTTCAAAATAAGATTGCCGAATCTGTGTACACCTTGCTCAAAATCCAAGCCGAACGCTTCGGCATGGCGGCGCAATTCAAATTTACCGAATCGTCGGTCATCCACCGTACTACGGGTTCTGAGTTTGTCTTTTACGGCATCGCTCGCAACATAGACGAGATTAAATCTACAGAGAGCATAGATATTGGATGGCATGAAGAGTGCCACCTTATGACGGCTGCACAATGGGAGATAATTAACCCGACCCTGCGCGGTGATGGAAGCCAGCACTGGTTGATTTTTAACCCGCGCTATGCCAATGACTTTGTATATCAAAACTTTGTCGCTAATCCGCCCGACAAGACCGTTGTTAAGCTGATTAACTATGTTGACAATCCGTTCCTTTCGCAAACTGCGCTCGACTTAATCGAGGACGAAAAAAAACGCGACCCCGAAGGCTTCGAGAATATCTATCTTGGAGTGCCTAAAGTTGATACCGAAGGCTCGGTAATCAAAATGTCATGGATTGAAGCCGCTGTTGACGCGCATATCAAGCTAGGATTCGCACCAGAGGGCGAGAAGCGTATAGGCTTTGACGTGGCAGATGATGGTGCGGACAAATGCGCTAATGTGTACACGCATGGCTCTGTGGCGTTGTGGTGCGATGAGTGGAAAGGTGGCGAGGATAAGCTGATGCAATCCTGCTCACGCACCTATAACAATGCCTTAGAGCGCAGCGCATCTATCCGTTATGACTGTATCGGCGTAGGAGCTGGATGCGGTAGCAAGTTTGACGAACTAAACCAAGCGCGTGGCTTGCGGCTCAAATACTCAAAATTTAATGCGGGTGATTCTGTATTCCAGCCTGATGCGTATTATCTGCAATCAATCGGGCAGCGCATTACTAATCGTGACCATTTCAGCAACCTGAAATCGCAGTCGTGGTGGTTAATCGCCGACCGCTTCCGTAACACTTATGACGCTATCAACAACGGCACAAAATACGCGCAGGATGAGTTAATCAGTATCTCAAGCGATATGCCTATGCTTGCAAAACTCAAGGCGGAACTATCCACCCCCAAGCGAGATTTTGACGCGAACGGGAAAGTGAAAGTTGAAAGCAAAAAGGACTTAGCGCGCCGCGATGTACCCAGCCCAAACCTTGCAGATGCGTTTGTAATATGCTTTGCGCCTGCCACAAAAGCGATGATAATCAGCGCAGATGCGTTAAATCTAGCAGGTAGGGTATAATCAAGAAAATCATTCACGGAGTAAGCAATATGCCAGCAAAAGAGCCTATGAAAATATCATCCAGCGCGATTGCTTACGCCAATACGCCCAATTACAGCACTGAAACAATCAGCAAGCCAGCTTATGCGCCGCCCGTGCTACCTGCCAACGTAGTGCCTGACGGTGCGAATCCTGCAATCGCAATGGATAACGTGTCATACGCATACGCTAACCTGATGGCTAATCAGGGAGGCTATGGCTTCAGTGGTTATCCTGCCTTGGCCGCCTTATCTACCCGCTCGGAATATCGCGCCTTCGCCGAAGCAATCTCCACCGAAATTACGCGCAAATGGATTCGATTTACTTCGGACAACGGCGACGATGAGGGAATAGAAAAGCGCATTAACGAACTAGAAAAGGCGTGCGAAAAATTCAAGCTGCGTGGGCATATCAAGCAACTATCCATGCTGGATGCGCTATTCGGTCGCGCACAGATTATCGCAAACTTGCGTGACCAAGACCGTAAAACGCCGCTGGTGTTGTCGCCAGTGACAATCAAACGAAAGTCGCTCACTGGTTTCGCTGTGATTGAGCCGATGTGGACAACTCCACAGGCTTACAACTCCACACAGCCTGATGCACCCGACTTTTACAAGCCTAATTCGTGGTTTATGCTCGGCGAGGAGATTCACGCCAGCCGATTGATGACGTTAATCACCCGCCCAGTGCCAGACATGCTCAAGCCTGCGTTTAATTTTGGTGGATTGAGCCTTACACAGTTGGCTGAACCATACGTTGAAAACTGGTTGCGCACACGTCAAAGTGTCGCCGACCTGATAAACAATTTCAGCATCACCGCACTACGCACCGATATGGCAAGCGTCCTTAGCGGTGGCGATGGTGCGTCTATCATGGCACGGGCTGACTTGTTCACTAAGACGCGCTCAAACCGTGGCTTAATGATTCTCGACAAGAATATGGAAGAGATAGTACAGACCAACACGCCATTGGGTGGACTGCACGAATTGCAAGCTCAGGCACAAGAGCAGATGTGCAGCGTGTCACATATCCCCGCTATCAAGCTGACAGGCATATCACCAAGCGGATTAAACGCATCCAGTGATGGTGAATTCAAAGCATGGTATGACTGGGTAGCGGCGCAACAACAAGCGCATTACCGTGACATTCTGGACACTTGCATCAAAATAATTCAGTTGTCTGAGTTTGGTGAAATCAATCCTGATATTCGTTGGGAGTTCGCGCCAATTGAAGAGATGAGTGAAAAAGAGCGTGCCGACATCCGCATGATTGATAGCCAAGTGGCAGGCGCGATGATTGACCGAGGCGTACTCGACCCACAGGAAGAGCGCGAACGCCTAGCACGTGATAAACACAGCGGCTACAACGGGCTGGACTTAAACATCGAAGTCGGTCAACAGGGCGATGAAGATGATGACCTTGCTCAAGACGCTGATAGATGGATTACAGTACATCCTAATGGCAAAGACGCGAAGGGGCAACCCGCGCTTATTGGTGAGAATGGCGAAGTTAAAGCGGGGATGGGCGGGAAGTTTAACGGGAAGAATATCAAAGACGCTCACGGCACAAAGCAATTTACCAGTGGCGAGACTAATGCGGAGACTGCGGAGCGGAATAAGGAGGAGTCAGCGAAAAAAGAGCATGATTCTCTGTTGTCAGAAGCTAATAGAGCATTGGAGTCTGGTGAAAGCCTGAAAAAACCAGAAGGCTTTAGTGATGATGACTTCGGGCTGATGAAAGACACTGTAACGTCATATCACAAAAACCCCAATTCACAAGAGCGGTATCAAAAGACATTGCGCCGACTTGCTAATCACGGCGACGAAACGCAACGGAAAGTAGCCAAAGAGGTTATGCGCACTCTTGGCATTCCAGAAAAAGACTCTAATGCTGCAGAATATGAGGATATTAGGTTTGGGGCGGTTGAAAATGGCAATTCCCCACTCCATGATAAATCATCGCTAAGCGACGAAACGCCTAAAGAGCAAATCGCGCAACCATCGCAAGGTAAAAAAACGCCCAAGCTTAAGCAGGGCAATATCAGCATTAAAACGCCACTTAATGCGACTAAAACATCGTTCGGCGATTATTCCGTAGAAGGCTTACCAAGCGGCGAATATGTGGACGCAAAGCATCTAACTATCAAAAATGGCAAAGTAATCGGGATGCACCCTGATATTGCAAAGCGGATAGGTGCCGAAACGCACGGCGAAGTTCAAGGTGTAACAGAAAAAGCCGCTGTAAAAAATTCCGAAAAATCTCGAATTGAAACCGAGCAAAAAGCAAGGCATGAGGAACATCTGCGCACTCAAAATGCTATTTTTGAATCAAGCCAAGCTAACCAAAAGCGATTGAATGAAATCGCAAAAGAGCATGGCGATGACTTTGCGAAATCTATTGTAGCCAAGATTAAAGAGTCTGGCGTAACTAAATATACTGCTGGCGATGTTAATAGTGCAATTGCGGCGAATGAGGAAGTATCAAAAATAATTGATGCTGAAATGCAGAAAAAGCAATCATCCCAGCCCGTCAAGCGCGAATACTCCGCTGAGCATCGTGCTGCGCAGAAAGCCGCTCAAGCTGCAGTGAACGCATTGCCACAACATGCGATAGAGCATCATGCCAAAGAAACTGGCGTTGATGCAATTCAAGCCAAGAAAGACCTATTGCTTGATGCTAATCAGAATTCTGCAAAGAGTGCTGAAGCCGTGGCAAGGTTAATGCAGGTTGAAAATCCGCAACCTCAGCCAGTAATTGAGCAACCCAAACCAGAAGAGCCTAAGCCAGAGCCTAAAGCCCATAAATACGTCGCACCACAATCAATTGGTGAGTACGTCATGCCGCAAGGACACGAACGTGTAGCGGAACACCTTCCGATTGAGATTGAAACAGAAAAGGCTTATGGCGTTACAAATCCGAATTACAACCCACAACCAAGCGGATATTATGGGCGGCATCGTGCCGCTAAGGGTGAACAATTCGACAATGACAAGGTGCATTGGTTGCCCAAATCCCAAGTTGGCGCGCACGAGGGGGTAGTAGTATCTATGCCTTCATGGTTCGCTCAAAAGCGTGGCTACAGTACGCACGAGACAGAATCGCGCAGGGCGGAAGCTTTCGAGGCTGGTAAATCTCGTTACAATGAGTTATTGGCTCAAGCTAAAGCGGCTGGTGTAAAGGGCGTTCGTTCAATGATGAAAACCGAAACAATCAAGCAAAAAATGCGCGAGCATGGTTTGGCGGTTGATATGGCACTTGACGAAGAGAACGAAGGCCTGGATTACATGAACGGCATAGAATGAAAACACTCCGCGCAATGCACGCTAACCGAGGTATCGAGGCCGCTTATGCCAAGCGTCTGCGTGCATTGATAGCTGAGATGCTGAATAGCGTGGAGTATTGGATAGCCGCCGAATATAAGGCTAACCCGCCCGCAATGGCACAGGACGCGCTACCATCGCGGGAGATGCAAGACCAGATAAAGACGCTATCAAAGCGTTGGAATAAACGCTTCAACAAGATGGCAGAGAACATCGCCAAGATGTACATGGGGCGAGTATTTAAAGCGTCCGATGATGCGTTTATGTCTGCAATGCGTGACGCTGGAATGGCTGTTAAATTTACCATGACGCGCCCAATGCAGGACGCTCTAGCATCTAGCATCGCAGGCAATGTAAGCCTGATTAAATCTATCCCAAGTAAATACTTTGACGATATTGAAGGCATTGTCATGCGCTCTTATTCGGCTGGGCGCGACCTGCACACATTATCTACTGAGCTACGCCGACGCACAGGTGCAACGGTTAAGCGCGCTGGATTCATTGCTCGCGACCAATGCAACAAGGCTGGTGCAGTCGTTCAGCAGGCACGCGCCAAAGAGCTTGGTTTTACCCATGCCGTGTGGATGCACTCCCACGCAGGCGCGACACCACGCCCAGACCATCAAGCGGCTAATGGCAAAGAGTTTGAAATCTCAAAAGGCTGTTTAATCAGCGGCGAATACATTTTGCCGTCTGAAAAAATCAATTGCAGATGCACTTATCGGTTTATTTTGCCAAATTAAAGAAAATATGTTGCACCATTCTTGAAAATAGGAAACAATGCAGAAATGACAGATAACCTTTTTGCTTTTGACAAGTCAAACCGTCGCATTGATGCGAACGGGATGATGCACGTTGAAAATTGCAATATATCAAAGGCAACGGTCAACAAATACTACGGGCGCGAGATACCCAATTACAAAGCGTTAGGGTTAAATCCTGATGGGATTTACAAGTTACTGCGCGACCCTAAAGAGCTTGAGAAAGCCGCGCCCACTTTCGCAAACCTCCCCATCTTATCCGAACACGAACCAATCAGTTCTGAGAAACCGCGCAAAGATTTAACCATCGGCTCGATTGGTACAGACGTAGAGTTCAACTCCCCGTACCTAGTTGCCACAGTGTCCTTTTGGGATGCTGAATACATCGCAGCGATTGAAACCGACACCGTGCGCGAATTGTCCTGCGCATATCGTTACGTTGCGGTTATGAATTCGGGGGAGTATGAAGGTCAAAAGTATGACGGTGTAATGACCGAGATTCAAGGAAACCATCTTGCCCTAGTGGAGGTCGGCAGGGCTGGAAGTGATGTAATTGTCGCCGACCGTAACCCATTTATTAAACAAGGAATCACCGACATGAAAATGACAAAGCTAGGTAAAGCATTGTCAGTGTCTATTTCGGCAGCCTTCCCAATTTTGGCTCAAGATTCATTGCCACCATTGGTTAAGGACGCTGAGATTAAGACGCTGAATAAGGACGCTCTAATCAAAGCAGTGCTGGCTCTTGATGGCAATATCGACGCTGGCACGTTGGGCGATATTATCGAGGCAATTGCAGGCGCGGGTGAAAGCCCTGAAGCGGTTGAGCCAGAACAACCTAAAGTGGCGGAAGATGATGATGTTGCCGCGCAGGTTGCAGCATTGTGTGGCGATAAGTTGGACGCTGAAACAGTGCAAAAGTTGGTTGCGTTGATTGCCCCCGCTGCTACCGACGAATTCCCTGAGAAAGACGACAAGGGGGGCAAGGAAGAAGAGATGAAACATGCGATGGATTCGCTGCGTAAAGAGTTGCGTGATGCTGAAAAAGCACGGCGTGACGTTCGCGGCATTGTTGGTGATGTTGAAATCGAACAGGCTGCTGATGTGTACAAGTTCGCTCTTGACCACATGACTGTTGACCACGAAGGCGTTGATGATGTTGTGGCACTTCGCGCATTGTTCAAAGTCGCCTCTACCAAGCCTACGCAATCGGCAAGCATTAAAATCGCGCAGGATAGTGCCAAGGGCATGACTGAGCGTTTCCCCGCCGCAAACCGCATTAAACAAATTTAAGGAGAATCATCATGGGATTTCAAGCAACCGTAGCAATCACCCCAGCCTTAGGCGTAGCAGGCGATTTCGCATCACAAAATCCACGCGCTGCCGTTGTATCGCCAGATGGTGGCTTTATCGCTGGCTCGGCTGGCGTAACTGTTGGCTGTTTCGCTTGGCTGAGTTCGGATGGCGTAACCGTTAACAGCACTGGCACTGGCAAGCCCGATGGTTTTGTACACCGCGAACAGCAAGCACTGATTAACACCTTCCTTGCAACGTCTGGCAACACTATCCCAGCAGGTCAGCCAGTGACCTTGATGCGTAATGGCGATTACCGCGTTACAGCTACCGTAACGGGTGCGACCTTGCGTCAAAAAGCCTTTGCCAAGCTAGCAGATGGAACGGTTCAGGCAGGCGCGGCAGGTGCAACAATTGCAGGATTCGTAGAAACCGATTTCGTCATTGCGCGCACCTGTGCAGTTGGCGAATTGACAACAATCTCACTGTAAGGAGTATTAACATGACAACATTGGCATTTGATAGCGCGTTCCTTGCAAGCAAGGGCGTTGTTTTGCAGGGCGTGACTGGCTTCATCCCTGACGGTGTATCTCACTCTGTACGCATGGCATTCGATGCGCAGCCAGCTTTGGGTACGGTTAGCAACTCTGGTATTCCAGCTTACCTGCTGAATTATATCGACCCGAAAGTGATTGATATTATTTTCGCACCGATGGCATCTGCTGAAATCGCAGGCGCAGAAGTTAAGCGTGGCGATATGACCACTGCAACCACTCAATTCAACATGATTGAGGCAACAGGTGAAGCAACTGCGTATGGTGATTACAGCGAAAACGGCACTTCTGGTGCTAACCTGAACTACGTTTATCGCCAAGCGTTCAACGTGCAGACCATGACTAACTGGGGGCAAATTGAGCTTGAGAAAGCGGGTGAAGTAAAGCTCGACTGGGCTTCTAAAATCAATGCCGCTTCTATTCTCACGCTGAACAAGTGGATGAATAAGAACAACTTCTTTGGCACTGCTGGCTTGCTAAATTACGGCTTGCTGAATGACCCGTCATTGCCTACTGCAATTTCACCTGCGACGAAAGCGGCTGGTGGTGTGCTGTGGTCTGCGGCTACCGCTGAAGAGATTTTGGAAGACGTATCTCGCTTGTACAAAAACATCCAAGGTCGTGCGAATGGCGTGGTTGAATTGACTTCGCCTATGACTTTGGCAATGTCGCCAGTCGCTCAAGCGAATATGACAAAGACCACGCAGTTCAACGTGAATGCGTTTGACATGATTAAACGCAATTACCCTAACCTGACCATCAAGGTTGCCCCAGAATACTCCACCGCATCGGGTGAGCTGGTACAATTGATTGTTGACGAGGTGCAAGGTCAGCGCACTGTTGAATGTGCATTTACTGAGAAGTTGCGCGCCTTCCCTGTCATCGTTGGGTCATCTTCATTCAAGCAGAAAAAGGCTTGCGGTAGCTGGGGCGCGGTGATTTATCGCCCTGCGTTGATTGGTCAGATGTTGGGCGTGTAATACAACGGGGGGATAGCTTCCCCCCATATTTTTCAAATTAAAGGGGCATAACATGGCAAAAGTACTTATCGGATGCAAACTCCCACACGGGATTGTTCTTACTCACCCAAAGACTGGTGAAAATGTTGAAATCAAGGGCATTAACGCACATGCAAGCGCGTTTCTAATCAGCCCGACAGTTATTGAACACGCGACAACTGAAGTTGACGCTGAGTTCTACGAAACATGGAAAGCCGCACACAAAGACTTTGCCCCGCTGACTTCGGGCGCAATCTTTGAGGCTAAAAATACCGCAGATTTGAACGCAATCGCAAAAGAACGTAAGAAAGTAAAGACGGGCTTTGAGCCATTGCCACAAGAAGGCGGCGGTGTGGAAAAGGCTGAATTGTAATCATGGCGATTGTCACGTTCGACGCGGCTTTATTTAAAACGCGCTATCCAGAGTTCGCATCTGTAGCGGATGCGTCCTTGCAAGCGTGTTTTGATGAGGCTGGATTGTATTTGTCGAACGCTGACGCAAGCCCTGTGCAAGATATAACGCGCCGTGCCATGTTGCTCAATATGGTAACGGCGCATATCGCTACTCTCGGCGGCGTTCTGAATGCAGACGGTAAGCCTTCACCAGTTGGGCGCGTATCAAGCGCATCCGAAGGAAGTGTGTCTGCATCATTCGATTACACATTGCCCGCTGGCTCTGGCTTATGGTTTAGTCAGACGCAATACGGCGCGGCATTTTGGCAAGCAACATTGCCTTATCGTTCGTTCCAATATGTATCATGTCCAACAGTGTATTGACAGGTCAAGCTGACGTAATGCGCGCAATCAACAACACGATTGCGAAGCTGGGCAATGGGCATGTTGATATTGGATTTATGGAAGGCGCAACCTATCCTGCCACAAAGGAAGGCGATAAACCGTTACCAGTCGCGCAAGTCGCATTTTGGAACGAGTTCGGCACAGCAACATCTCCACCGCGCCCATTTTTCCGACGCATGATAGCTGCCGAACAAAATCATTGGGCAAAAGATGTAACTGTGTTGTCATCTATTCATCAAGGCAATGGCAAAAAAACGCTTGAAGCGATTGGTGCGAAAATAGAGCGTGAGCTTCAAAAAAGTATTAACGATTTTGTTTCCCCTGCGCTTTCGCCCAATACTCGCAAAAAGTCTGCAAAGGCTGGATTTGATAAGCCATTGATAGACACAGGACACATGCTCAATTCAATCACTAGCGAGGTTCATTCATAATGGACTTGCGCTCAATCGCTAATGCCACGGCGAATGTGGTCAACCCGAATGTTGCGGTCACAATCAAAACATCGGCTGGCTATTCCGTTGGTGGCGGGCGTAAGCAAGTGCCTCTCTACACCGAGACAAGCGGATTCGCGCAGGTGCAAGCGTTGGATGGTGGTGACCTGCGTCAATTGGATGGATTAAACATCACGGGAACACTACGCGCCATTTACCTGCGTGGCAACTTGGCTGGCGTGATACGGCATGACGACAAGGGCGGTGATGTGATTATCATCGACGGCAAAGAATGGTTAGTAGTTAAAGTGCTGGAACACTGGGCAACTTGGACAAAGGCGGCGATATGTTTACAGTAGCGCATACTGTTGATGATGTAATTGATGCGGTTGCAACGTATCTACAGCCATTTGTGGGTGGTGCAACCATCGTACAGGCTCAAGCTAATCGTGTAGCTATGCCCGCTAATCCATGCGTTGTATTGACCCCGCTATTTCATAAAATACTGTCCACGCCGTTCACTATTGACGACGCGGCAAACTCAAAGCAAAGCATCGGTACGGATGTGCAGATTGATGTGCAAGTTGACTTATACGGGGGGGCATCTGGAGACCAATGCCGCGCCATTGTTGATGTATTCCGCACGTCGTATGCCGTATCTTCATTGCCTGAATGGTTAGTGCCTCTATACAGTTCAGACGGCACACAATCGCCACTGATTACGGGAGAGCAACAGTATGAGGCGCGCTGGACGATTACCCTGAGCCTGCAATATGTCGCGCCTGTAGATGTTCCTATGCAATTTTTCAACCAAGCATCAGCCACCTTAATCGCAGTTTAACCAAGGAGTATCAAATGAGCATCCCTATTTCAGACATAGTTAAAGTAAATCCTCAAGTAATCGGCACTGGTGGAAATCCACTGCAATTGAACGGGCTGGTAATGTCCGATTCGCCACAAATTCCTGTTGGTTCTGTCCTGCGTTTTTTTACATCGACTTCGGTGGCTAACTTTTTTGGCTCAAACTCCAACGAGGCAGTATTGGCCGCGACGTACTTTCAGGGCTTCGACAATAGCCAACAAAAGCCAGCGGCTTTATTGTTCGCTCCCGAACTGTATCAAAATGCGCGCTCTGCATGGTTGCGGTCTACATATTTGACCAACACTACATTGGCGCAATTGCAGGCGATGCAAGGTACATTCACTATCACTATTGATGGTGTTCAACACGTGACAGAAGGCGTAAATCTGGCAAGTGCGACCAGCTTTAGCAATGCGGCAACTCTTATCCAGACTGCAATCGCTGCGCTAGGGGTTACAGTGACTTATAACGCACAAATCCATGCGTTCTCGATTAACTCGCCAACTCTTGGGGCGGCATCCACCATTAGCTACGGTTCTGGCACTTTTGCAGATGCAATCGGATTTACGCAAGCTACTGGCGGTGTCATTTCGCAGGGTTCAGACGCTCTTACTGTGATTGAAAACATGACAATGGTAACCAACATCACGACCAATTGGGTGTGCTTAACTACCTTAATCGGCGGCAACATCGTGATGGATGCGGCTTATGGCGCATGGGTATCAACGCAAAATAATCGCTATTGCTATGTGCAATGGGGAACCGAGGCTCAGGCATTGGTTGCTAATTCCACAACTTGCTTTGCGGCGATTGCCAAGGCAGCAGCTTACGATGCTGTCATCTGTGTCTATGGCGGTCTGACACACGCAGGCTTTGTGCTTGGATATGCTGGGTGCTTGGATTTCAACCAACAGAACGGGCGCAAGTCGTTAGCATTCCGCACTCAATCTGGCTTAGTGACTAACGTCACAACTCAATTGGATGCGAACACGCTACTCAACAATGGGTACACGTTCTATGGTGCGTATGCCAATGCTAACAACAGCTTCAAATCGTGCCAAAATGGGGCAATCACGGGGCGTTGGTTGTGGCTTGATACCTTTATCAACGAGGTGTATTTAAACTCGCAAATCGAGCTTGCTGCATTTAACGTGCTACAGCTCAATTCAATGCCGTATAGCCAAGCAGGCTACAGCATCCTTTACTCGGCATTGCTTGACCCTGTTAATCAGTCGGTGAATTTTGGTGCAATCCGCGCAGGTGTGGCATTGTCCGAAGTGCAAAAAGCCACAGTTAATGCTGCGGCTGGCTTAGATATTTCAAACGAACTGGCAAACTTTGGCTACTACCTGCAAATCAAAGACCCTGGCGCACAAGTTCGCGGACAACGTGGCAGCCCGATTATCAATCTTTGGTACATGGACGGCGGCGTTATCCAGTCGCTTACCATTAACTCAATCAACATCCTCTAAGGAGTATTAACATGGCTCAAAAGACCATTACAAGTGCAAACAGTGTTTTTGCGTTGGGCGCAATCGGATTGTTCCCCGTGCCTGTCACAATGCACGGGTATGAAACGGATAAGATGTGGGCAATGGATACCGTTGACGTGGCGGAAGCGCGTATCGGTGTTGACGGTCACATGGTGGCGGGTTACACGCCGACCGTCCGCAAGCAAACGCTGACGCTTCAGCCAGATAGCCCAAGCCTTGAATTTTTCCGAGTGCTGATTCAAGCGCAGGACTTGAAAAAAGACATCTACTATTTGACTGGCGTTTTATCTATCCCGTCAACTGGCAACAACTATGTAATGTCGCGTGGTGTACTCACTCGCGCCAAGTTAATGCCAGACGGTCAAAAGACCTTGCAAGGGCTGGACTTTGAAATCACTTGGGAAAGTGTGCTGAACGCATCGCTGTAATGTTTTGAAGCTGGATAGGGTAGCCCCCAAACCGCTGCGCCCCACAGCCTTCCAGCTTCATCCTTTTGGGGTATGACAAGGGGTAATCATGCGTAAGGTAATCGAATATAGAATTGATGGCGACGGGCGAGATAGCGGCAAGTTGTTTGTTATCACTGAAATGCCATCTGAACAAGCCTTTCACTGGGGGATGAAGGCATTGTTAGCGGTGATGAAATCTGGCATTGATATGCCCGAAGGTTTCGAGAATTCGGGCATGGCAGGTGTGGCGACCGTTGGATTAAAAGCGATTTCGTCATTAGACTTTGACACCGCCAAAGTATTGCTGGACGAATTGATGGGCTGCGTAAAATTCGCGCCCGACCCTAACAAATTGGAAGTGGTGCGGAAGATATTCGCTGAGGATATTGAAGACCCCATGACGCATGGCAAGCTCCGTATGGAGGCGTTTAAGTTGCACGTGGATTTTTTCAAAGCCGCCAATCCCTCAAAATAAGAAGGCTAGGCGGCAGCGATAAGCCGTATGCCGATTATGTTAATGTTAATCAGATAATCGGTACGGTAATTTCATCGAGGCTTGCATCGTTGCACGAAATACAAACGATTTACGGCACGGAAGATGTGTATAACTTGTTTGAGATAGTGCAAGTGGATGCTTACAATCGAAACCTAGCAAATCAGGAGTGACGGCATGGCAACAGTAATTGATTCGCTGGTGATGCGCTTAGGTTTCGATAGTAGCGGCTTCACTAAGGGAAAAAACGAGGCGCGCAAAGGGCTTGAGGAACTAGGCAAGTCTGGCGATGGGTTGCAAAAGGGATTTAGCGACACCGCCAAGTCATTAGCTGGATTCGTAGCTGTTCTTGGCGGTAGCTACGCAATCAAGCAATTCATTCGTGATGTAACCGAAAGCAATGCCGCGCTGGGCAGGATGGCGCAAAACCTTGGCTTAAGTGCTAATGGTTTATCGCAATGGGGTGGCGCGGCAACCTTGGCGGGGGGAAACGCTGAAGGTCTGCAAAGCACAATGCAGATGCTATCCAAAGCGCAGACTGAAATGATGCTCACTGGCAATACTGCGCTCGTTCCTTATTTTTCCATGATGGGGCAAGGGTTCAGCGACGCAAGCGGCAAAGCTCGCTCGCTCGATGATATGCTGCTTGGCGTATCTGATTCAGTGAAACGCATGTACAAAGACAGGTCAACACAAAACAACGTGTTGCTGAGCATGGGTATCGACCAAGGTACTGCTAACCTGTTACTCAAAACGCGCAAGGAAGTCGAGCAATATCTAGCGCGCTCAAAAGAACTGGGCATCGTTACACAACATCAAGCGCAGACTTCAGCAGAGTTGAAATTACGTTATGACGAACTAAAACAATCGTTCGGCTCGTTAGGCAGGGAATTGCTTGAGACTGCTACTCCTGCGCTGGTTAAGCTCGCAGAGTGGCTGACAAACATCTCGCAATGGGCGCGCGAGCATGGCAACTTTGTCACTGGTACGCTGGGCGCGATTGCGGTGGCTGTTGGCGCGATGGCAATTGCAGCATTGCCAATTAGTGTAACTGTGATGGCAATCGCTGCACTTGCGGCGGCTATTGGCGCGCTTTATGACGATTTTAAAACGTGGCAGGATGGTGGCGATGCACTATTGCCGTGGTCTAGTTGGATGCCGTCTATCAATGCCACGATAGAGGCTGTGCGTAGCTTGTCTAAAGCTATCGGATGGCTTTTTGATTTATTTATTGGCAAGCCTGCGCGAGTATTGTTTGGGATTGAGAATAATGCACCAGCGGTTAATCAAACATCTGGCAAAATCCGCCAAAATGGGCAAGGTAATGCCATGCAAGCAATGGATTTATTGCTCAAGGAAGGATTAAGCCCAATGCAGGCGGCTGGCATGGCGGCACAGTTTGCGGCGGAATCAAAATTCAACCCGCAAGCCATTGGAGACAACGGAGATGCGTTTGGGATTGCACAATGGCATCCAAAACGTCAAGCAGATTTTGCGCAACAATTCGGCAAGCCAATACAGCAATCCAGTTTTGCAGAACAAGTTAAGTTTGCTGCATGGGAGCTGAAAAACACCGAACGCAATGCTGGGAATAAATTATCAGCAGCGAATTCAGCGAATGAATCTGGCAATATCCTATCTCGCCTATTTGAACGACCAGCAAAGAGCAATCAAGAAGCAATCAAGCGCGGACAACTGGCAGAGGGTATCTTGTCGCAATATAACAGCTTCCGCAATTCCGACCGCATGGGAGGAGTAGCTAAGGCTGGAAACAGCAGCCAAATATCAACCAACGTGGGCGAGGTGAAGGTTTATACTGCGGCGACCGATGCGGCAGGCATTGCACGTGATTTATCATCATCGTTGAGCTATTCTTTTGCAGCTCAAGCTAATGCAGGGATGGAATAATGGAAGCATGGCACTCAGCAGGCGCGGCGATACAGTGGGGCGTGTTCGATAGCATCGGGCGCGCCTTGGCAGATTCGGCATTGTTTATACCTACCGACGGGATAAATATATCGTTTAACGCGCTGGAATTCCACAAGGAAACCAAAGTAAGCAGCTTCCCGATTGAACGCGGCTCTTTTGCCAGTTTCAATAAAGTTGAAATGCCTGCCACGCCGATTGTCACACTGGCAATGTCTGGCACGAACGAAGATAGAATTTTGTTCTTAGCTGAAATTGACGCAGCATGTAAATCGACCGAGCTTTACACTATTCTCACGCCAGAAGTAACGTATTTAGATTATGCAATCGAGCGTTACAACTACCAACGTAAGAGCGAGAATGGCGCGTCTATGCTGGTGATTGAATTGTATTTACAGGAAGTCAGAAGTGTAACGGCACGTTTTGCGACCGTGACACCTAAAGCTCAAGATGTTGGGGCAATCCCACAAGTCAAAGGTGGTAGTGTGCAAGGTAAATCTGTCTTACAGGAAACCGCAAACGCCATATTTTCCGCGCTAGGGAAAAAAGCTAAATGATAACCATCCCCATCCGTCCTATTCCTTCGCAGTCATTTAGCACGGTGATTGACAACCGTAATTTTGTGATTGCGCTTAATCAAAAATCTAACGGGTTATTCTGCGATATTAACGTAGATGGGGTGGATGTATCACTTGCCGCGATTGCGCGCAACGGAGTGCCTCTAATCAAGCTGGATTACTCAGGGCAAGGCAATCTGCTATTTGTGGATATGCACGGGCAATCCGACCCTGATTATACGGGCTTCGACACTCGTTATTTTTTGGTTTATATGACTGGAGCGGAACTTGCCCAGCTTTAACAACAAAAAACAGTTGCGGTACGTTTTGACACTTGGGACAACTACGTTTCAAAATGGTAAAAATCAAATCATTTTTGATGGCTTCCGTTCGACTACTGAAATTAGCAACGCTGGCTTTATGCAATCGGGCGAGGCAAAGGTACGAATCTACGGTGTTAAGTCGTCCGATATGGATTCAGTGACTACACTGGCGTGGCGCAATAATTCGTTGCTCAAAAATACGCTCGAAATCTACGCCATAGACGGCTCTGAAGAGACGTTGATTTTTGTCGGCAACGTGGTGAACGCTTGGGGTGATTATCAAGGTATGCCCGATGTATTTTTGCACATACAAGCATACTCAGCATACTACGAACGCATCCGCCCAGTACCTCCGCGCTCTTTAGTGGGTGAGTTTGATGTGGCAACCGTGATGGCACAAATCGCCCGTGATATGGGCATGAAGTTTGAGAATAATGGCGTTAAGGTCAAAATGTCGGATATGTACCTAAGCAATACCAACTTGATGCAAGCCAAAGAGTTAGCGCACGCCGCTGGCGTGAATATGTATATCGAGAATGACATTGTGGCAATCACTCCCGCATTTGTCGCTCGTGGCTCGCAAGCTGCGATTGTATCTGCTTCAACTGGCATGGTCGGTTACCCAACTTTCGATGGCGTAGGTATTAACGTACGGACACTATTCAATCCTGCCATTTTGTACGGTGGAGCGATACAACTTGAGACCGATTTAATGCACGCTCGCGGCGATTGGATTGTGGCGGGTATTAACCATATACTGGAAAGCGAAAAGCCAGATGGGCAATGGTTCTCACAAATAAGAGGAGTAGTCAGTGAGATTACAATCGCAAGGCGTTAGCAATGGGCAGATTAAACCTACCAGCGCATTAGGCGAGTTTAATAATGTCGCCTTCGTTGTAGCGCAGATGATTAACAAGGTTCAGACCGCCATGCTGGTGCGGGTGGATTCTGTTACCAATTCTGGCGGCGTTGAAGCCGTTGGATATGTGAGCGTCACGCCGTTGGTTGATATGGTGGACGGGGCTGGAAAATCTATCCCGCATAGCAGCATCTCGAATATTCCTTATTTTCGAATTCAGGGCGGAAGCAATGCGATAATCATTGACCCGCAAGTCGGAGATATTGGATTGTGCATTTTTGCAAGTCGAGACATTACCCGTGTCAAGCGTAGCAAAAAACAATCCGCGCCTGCCAGTCATAGGAAGTACCACTACTCGGATGGGCTATATGTGGGCGGATTTTTGAACAACGCCCCAACGCAATATATGCGTTTCTCAGAATCAGGAATTGAGTTATTATCGCCCAACGCAATCACTATCACCGCCCCTAGTATGACGCTGAACGGCACGTTGACGCTAAACGGCAGCATGACTTCAACGGGCGATGTAGTGGCTAATGGAATAAGCCTAGATGCGCACGTTCATGGTGGAGTTGTCGCAGGTGCAAGCAATACAGGAACGCCGCTATGAGATACCCTACTCTTCAACTAACCAATGGCGATTTAACCCTTAGCAATGGCAATATAGCCGTTGTTCAGCCGCCTTTTGCATTAGCTCAGGACGTAGCCAGTGCTGTTGCGTTATTCCTTGGCGAGTTATGGTACGACACGGGGAAAGGGGTGCCATATTTTGACGATATACTCGGCAAAATGCCGCCCGTTTCGTATCTGGTCACGCAAGTGGAAAAAGCCGCGCTAACCGTGCAAGGTGTGGTGAAAGTCAAATGTGTGATAAACTCTCTCAATAATAGGAAAGTAATCGGTGAAGTACGATTTATAGACGAAGCGGGGGTTGTGCATGGCGTTAACTTCTAGCGTTCCAAAGATACAGTGGACACCATCGGGTGTGGTTTTGCCCACGGACGCTGCTATCGTAGCGGGCGTTCAAGCCGACTATAACCTTGCATTCGGCACTACTCTTTCCCCCAATCTCGACACGCCACAAGGGCAACTTGCATCAAGTCAAGCGGCGATTGTGGCGGACAAAAATCAGCAGATTGCGTTGCTTGTTAATCAATTTGACCCGCGTTTTTCAGATGGTATCTGGCAAGATGCTATCGCTCGCATCTATCTTTTAACTCGCAAGCCAGCCGTTGCCACAGCAGTTGAATGCTTGTTGAATGGGCTATCAGGCGTGGTTATTCCCGCTGGCACTTTGGCACAAGATACGGCAGGCAATACCTATTCATGCACTGGTACAGTGACTATCGGGGCGAGTGGCTTTGTAACAGCGCAATTCCAGAATGTCGTGACTGGCTCGATACCATGCGAAGCAAACACGCTGACGAAAATCACGCAGGTGATTTCAGGATGGGACACAATCAATAATCCTTCGGCTGGCGTTATTGGCTCGCCAATTGAAAGCCGCGCAGAGTTTGAATTCCGCCGCAAAAATTCTGTATCAATCAACGCGCATGGCACGGTCGGCTCAATTTATTCCAACGTGTTTGCAGTGAGCAATGTGTTGGATGTATTTGTGGTAGAAAACGCATCGGGAACAACGCTGAATTATGGCGCGACCAATTACGCATTAGCTCCGCATTCTGTTTTTGTGGCAGCGGTAGGTGGCACGGATGCGGATGTAGCCGCCGCAATATGGGCAAAAAAGAACCTTGGCTGTGACTACAACGGCAATACAACCGTTACTGTTTATGACACGGTAGGGTACGCCTTCCCTTACCCCGCATACGCCGTAAAATTCGAGCGTCCTTCAGCTTTAGCAATCAAGTTTGATGTGCAGATTGTCAATAATTCGCTACTCCCTAGCGATATTGTCGCTCAAGTCAAGGCGGCGATTGTAGGACGGTTTAACGGCACTACAGCAGCTACCAGAGAGCGTATTGGTGCGACTATCTACGCATCAAATTACTATGGCGCAATCGCCGCATTATCGCCTGCTATGTCAATTATCTCGGTACTGGTAGGCACGACTTTACCAACGCTCTTATCCGTTGGTGTGGGAATTGACCAATCACCGACAATTACAGACGCAGACATATCGGTAACGCTGATATGAATAACGTAGAACGCACAATTATCAGCCAATACGCCAATTCGCCAATTTTGCGTGGATTGATTGAAACAATGAATGATTGCATATCCCCCGATGCGGATATTCAAAAATTCTATGATGATGTGTTTAATATCGACACCGCGCAAGGCTTTGGTTTGGATTTATGGGGCGAAATAATCGGCGTATCGCGCACGTTAAAAGTGCCTGCCCCAATCGGGGAATTTTTAGGATTTTCCGAAGGTGCTGGATACTTCCCTTTTGGGCAACGTCCGTTTTATGTTGACGCAAGCACTCAGTCATTCGGTTTAAGCGATGATGCTTATCGTACCTTGCTGCTCGTTAAAGCCGCTGCGAATATCTCAGATTCGACAGCGCAATCCATTAACGCACTGTTGCAAAATTTATTTGCTGGGCGCGGCGTGTGTTATGTGAGCGACTTGGGCGCAATGCAGCTACGTTATACGTTTAGCTTTCCATTGTTGCCATACGAAAAAGCCATTTTGTCGCAATCGGGCATTTTGCCTTGTCCCGCTGGCGTAATGGATTACATTTTCAATCCACCAACAATGCCATTCGGATTTAGCGAAGCTGGGGCTGGAGTGTACCCATTCGGGCAAGGAACATTTTTAGGAGAAGGAGCAATTTATGCAGCTTACTGATAAACCATCAAAGATAGCATTGCCATTCGCGAATGCGGGCGGTAAACGAACTATTCCAGTCGCGTCACAAATTGGAGTTGTAGCAGGCGCGGCTTCGTTCACCGACGGCTTCCCGCCGCTGACACGAACAGACTTATATATCGGCGGAATACCTCCTAGTGGCCTGGATATGAATGGGGTGCTTTTTGACGCTACATCACTATCTCGCTGGCAATCGGCAGGCGGCGGTTTCCCGTTTGATTCTGCATTTGTCGCAGATGTTGGTGGATACCCCAAAGGTGCGAAAATCTTACGCAGCGATGGGGTAGGATATTGGCTGAATACGGTTGATAACAATTCCACCGACCCAGAATCTGGTGGAACGGGCTGGGTATCTGATTTCGCGATGGGCGAAGCGACTGTGGCGATGTCTGGTGCTAACGTCACGCTGACGGCATTGCAAGCAGCGCATCCGATTATCCGAATTACTGGTACGTTGACCACTAACCTGCAATTGTTTTTCCCAGCTATTTTGGGCGAATGGTTGATTATCAACGATGCGACTGGTGCATTCACGGTAACGGCTAAAACGGCAACTGGCACGGGGGTTGCCATTGCGACTGCTACGCACTCTCAGGTTTATGGCGATGGGGCGAATATCGTCGCTTCTTCACCGTCTGTTACCAGTCAATCGCTCACGACAAATGGGTATCGGATAAATTCAGATGGTTTCATCGAGCAATGGGGTACTGTTACTGCCTCAATTTCGGCAGATACTGCCGTAGTGTTCCCTATTGCATTCCCTAATGCTTTATTTTCGATAACAGGGCAAGTAATAAATAATCCGAATAATGTAATACTGGTATTTACTACAGAGTCAGAACTGCTCACTGGATTTACAATGAACGCAATGGCAACATCTGGACGAACTGCAAATACTGTTATGTGGCGAGCGATAGGATATTAAAAAATGACAATCTACTACTCAAAAACAAATAAAGGGTTTTATGATTCTGCTATTCATAAAACATTGCCCAATGATGCGGTTGAAATCTCAAAAGAACTTCATTCTCAATTATTGAGTGGAGGGGAGATTGATTTTGACACAACCCCCCCAAGTAATAAGCCTGCGCCATTGCCAGATTATGGCGCAATGGTACGTTTCAAGCGTGACCAATTACTTGCAGCAAGCGACTGGTCTGTGTTGACTGATTCGCCGCTATCCAAAACGCAAAAAATGGCATGGATTGAGTATCGGCAAGCCTTGCGTGACGTGCCAAATCAAGATGGATTCCCTGAAAATGTTATTTTCCCAGAGGTAAAAAAATGAAAAAAATACTAATTATTTTAGCGTTTTATAGCTCACTTTCCTTGGCGGCTTCCAATGGTTCAACACTAAAGAGCGATTCGGAATTTAAGCATACCGCGCCGCTTGGAACGATTAACTACTCACGCGATTGCGATGGTTACGGTAAGCCATACGGGACTACTTCCACCATCGTCACCGCTGGAAACACTGTAACCATCACCGAAACGGACGGAGTGAATACATGGGTCTCTACCGTTGTTACAAACGGCGGAACCGTTACCGTTTCCTGCGCGCAGAAACAATAAGGGGATAACATGAAAAAACTACTCGCATTGATGCTGTGTGTGTCACTTGCCCGTGCTGAGGTAATCCCATCGCCTATGATAGTTAGCGGCATGGCAACTACGCCAAGTGGTGCAAATAGCGCATCTATTGCCACAGTCGGATATGTGCAATCTATTGCATCATCTAGTGTGGCTGGCGTATCTACATTTAATGGTCGCGCAGGTGCTGTCACGCAAACTAGCGCAGATATTACAGGCGCATTGGGATATACCCCCGCGCAAAGTGGTGTAGTGGCTATCGGAAGCGGCGGTACAGGCGCAACAACAGCATCGGCGGCACGGAGTGCGCTAGGACTGGCAACAGTGGCAGCCACAGGTGCTTATGCTGACTTGTCAGGTACACCAACGCTAGGTACAGCAGCAGCGCAGAACACCACGGCTTTTGATGCGTCTGGTGCTGCTGCCACTGTGCAGTCAAATCTAAACACGCATACCAGTAATACCTCAAATCCACATGCAACAACTATTACTCAGCTTGGCGGGGTCAGTATTGCTTCGCCAGCATCTGGTGAGGCACTTACTTACAATGGAACGGCATGGGTTAATTCTGTACTACCTACAGCTCCTGTAACTTCGGTCGCTGGAAAAGTTGGTGCGGTATCATTAGTAAAAGGTGATGTTGGGCTAGGCAACGTTGATAATACGACAGACGTATCAAAGCCTATATCAACAGCCACACAGAATGCGCTGAACCTAAAGGCAAATATCTCTTCTTTATCTGCGGTTGCTACTACAGGTTCGTACACCGACTTAATCAACCAGCCAACGCTAGGTACAGCAGCAGCCCAGAACACCACTGCATTTGATGCGGCAGGCGCGGCTGCTACTGCTCAAGCGGCATCTTTGCAAAAATCCAGCAACCTATCGGACTTAGCCAATGCAGCTACAGCACGTACAAACCTTGGTTTAGGTACAGCAGCCACACAAGCATCGACGGCATTTGACCCCGCTGGCGCGGCGGCTGCAATCACAACCATTACAGGTAACGCTGGTACGGCTACAGCACTGGCTGCTAATCCAGCAGATTGCACAACAGGACAGTTCGCTAATGCGATTGCGGCAAACGGTGATTTAACTTGTGCGACACCTAGCGCGGGCGGGGCGATAACGCTTGGCAACCTGCTCGTCAATTCTGGTGCGATGGTCAAGCAGCGTATTGTTGCGCCTACAATCTCTGCGGCATATCAAATTGGACAAGTAGCCAACATGGCAGCGAAAGTATCCAGCGGAACACCTACTACTGGAACAATTACACAGGTCACTAACTCGCTGGCTGGTCAGACTGGTTATGCTATGCAAGCCACTGGTGTAACAGTAGCAACTGCATCTACGATTGTTGGTGCAATGCGGATGGAATCGTTAGACGCGGTGAAGTACAAAAATATGACGATTTCAGTCAGTGCCTCGGTCGCGCAGAATACTGGTGCAACTGCCGTGTGTAACATTGTGTTGAACAAAGCAAGTGCAGTCGATACTTGGACAACGGAAATTTTGATTGCTACAGGAACAAATACCAATGTACCGACTGGCACGGCTACTACCGTTAAGCTAGAAAACGTAGCGGTCGGAGACAGTACAAACGGGCTTGAAATTGAAGTCCAGTGTACGAACGCAGCAGCGATTACTACAAAGAACTTCGACTTCACCGAGTTTCAAATTGTGCAAGGAACAACGGCACCGACATATATCCCCAAGGATATCACAGGCGAGACAGAACGAAGCCTGCGATATGGTCGTATGTACAGTTCCAATGCTAGCTTTAATATCGTCAATGGGCAGGCCACTGCAACAACAAATGCAACATTTGGAATTACACCACTTGTCCCGTTTCGAGTAAAGCCGACTGGCATTGTCAGTACCGCAGTAGCAAACTTTTTTGCTACCAATGGCTCTGGCGCGGCGGTAACAGCTACTGCATTAACATATAACTCTGCATCAACAGATACTTATTTAGTGCTGCAAGTAACTGTTGCGGCTGGGTTAACGGTTGGGCAGGCAAGTATCTTTGGCGGGTTAACATCTGCTGCAACTTTATTTGTCAGTGGTGCAGAACTATTCTAAGGAACGAACATGAAAAAATTACTTGCTACACTTTTACTCTTCCCAACGCTAGCATCGGCAGGCTGGAAATGTGCTGATAATGCCTGCCAGTCCGCATCTTGGGCGCATGACGGGGTTACCGAATCTCGACTTGTATCGAGCCTTCCAGCAGCAACAGTAGTTGAGCCGTATGCTGCTACACCAGCGGAGATTGCAGCGGAACTATCCGCTTCAAAGGCAGATGCAATCATACGTATCAAGCAGTTCCATGCTGATTTAATTGACCAACTCACAGGACGTGAAACGCCAATTGAAATTGCTACATGGCAAGGGCAGGTGGAAATGGCGGAAGAGGTGCTTAATGGTGTCCCTTACTCCTTCCCGACTGTGGCATTTTTTAATGGTCGGGGTGAGACTACCTTGGCAGGGCAGCAGGCATTTGCCCAGCTAGTCAAAGCAAAATCACAGGCATATTGGTTTGTCATTGGCTTGGCTGGTAAAGTCAAAAAAGATGCGCTGACCTGTGTCGCATCTGCTCCCGATGATGCGACAGTGGCTAATTGCCTAGTGACTGCCAAGACCGCAGCAACGACTGCGCTATCCCAAGCAATGCAAGCGTTATCAGCTATTCCCAAGTAAGGAGATTGTGATGCGATATGACGAGGCAAGGTCTAGTATTGAGAATGGTGACTTAATCGCCGTGCGGCGTAAGACGGGTTTTTTTGCCAACCTGACTCGTGTTGTGTCGGAGACAGACTATACACACGATGCAATCGCAGTGTGGAGCGAGAATCGTCTATTCGCTGCTGGCATGTTGGGCAGCGGGAACTGCCTAGTCCCACTTAGCCAGTATTCCGATACAGACTTCGACATTTTCCCGTGTCCAGCAGACCGTGTACTTGCTTATCAGTCAACATTCTCACTGCTCGGCAGGCATATTCCATATAGTTTTAGAGACTGGCCTACAACTGGTATCCGCAAGTTGATTAACCTCGATTTAGGCCACTCTAAAGAAGGGATGATATGTACAGCATTCTGTGTACAGGTTTACCGTGACGCGATGGGTTCACGTAGTCGATTTGATTTAATTCGTCCAGATTCATGCCCAGGCGACTTGGTTGGACTGATGGGCAAGGTTAAGCTGGAGGTACGCAATGCCGTATAAAGACCCGTCTAATTGGAGTTTAGTTACATGGTTATTGGTGACGGTGATGAGCATTTTTGGGGGTATTTCAAGCTGGTATAAGCGCGCAAAAGATGGACACCCGCGAGCAATTAACTTGGTTGAATTGATGGGTGAAATCGCTACTAGCGGATTGATGGGATTTGTTGGCTTTGCTGTCGCAGATTGGTATTTTGACAATGTAAGCCTATCAGCAGCTGCAGCGGGTATGTGCGCACACTTCGCTACTCGATTGCTCTACCAAGCCGAGGGGTTGATTGACCTTGCTGGTAAGAAGGTAGCAAAAAGGCTGAAATGAAATTGCATGAAGGATGGGATGGTTAGCATGAGAGCATCACGCAATTGCATCGCGCTGATTAAACGGTCGGAAGGGTTTAGTGCCAAGCCTTACCTATGTCCCGCAGGCATACCGACTATCGGCTATGGTTCGACTTACTATGACGATGGGCGAAAGGTTAAACTAACTGATAGCCAGATTACTGAGGCACAAGCGGAGGCATTGCTATGCAAAATTGTTGCAGGTTTTGAGGTGCAGGTATCGGCTTTTCTGCTACATCCGATACCGCAAGGGCAGTTTGATGCGCTTGTTGACTTCGCTTATAATTTTGGCGCAAACGCACTACGCACCAGTACATTGCTGAAAAAGGTAAATGCTGGCGACAATGTTGGAGCAGCTAACGAATTGGACAAATGGGTGCATTGCGATGGCAAGGTATCGGCTGGACTTGTCGCACGTCGCGCTGCCGAGAAAAAACTTTTTTTACAAGGAACGATATGAAACGCACACTTAAAGGCACGGCAAAGTCCTACACGATGTGGTTTAACGGCGCGCTAATCGGTCTGTTAGCCGCTGTCCCAGAACTGCAAGCATCTCTTCCAGCATTGCAGGAATACTTGCCTGCTGACGTGTACAAGTGGCTGATGTTCGCCGCGTTGGTCGGTAATATGATGTTGCGTGTTAAGACCAAGACGGCGTTGGCTGACAAATGACAATCAACCAAATCCGCCTAGCCATTGCCCTATTCGGTGCGGCTGTCATATCCGCAGGTAGTGCATGGTCTGGCTACTGGATACGCGACAAGACTGCCACTGTTGCCATGCAGGCACGGGAACTAGAGCTTAATCGAGCTGTGACAGTTGCATCACAAATGCAGCTTGACGCAGTGACGCAACAGGCAGAACGCAACCAACAAGCCGAGGTAATCCATGATAAAAATCAGCGCATCATTGCTGACATTGCTAATTCTGACAGGGTGCGCATCACCATCCCAGCCAGTGATTGTGCCGTGTCAGAAGTTACCCTTAACACCGATAACAACCCATCCAGTGGGGTGGCCTCTACCAGAGTTGAAGCAGAGTTGGATAAACTTCAACGAGAGATTGAACAAATCGGACAAGCCTGTGCGCAATTAAACATTGACGCTATTCGGATGAATGGGCAGGTCGAGCAATAACAGATTTAATTAAAGCGTAGGTTTTTGGTGCTTTCTTTGCCTTGCACCAATTAAATCCTGCCTCGTCTAAGAAACAGTTTTCGATTTCGTCCCATCGGTCAACCAACCTACTCCACGTGCATGATAAGCTGCGCAGGAGGCACATATCTGCACGTGTTGCTGCCACTGCGTCCAGAAACAATAGGCAACGATTAAAATCGCCTGGGTCATACGGGTGTGCATTTAGATCGCAATCTACGCCAGCAAAACAAAATGCCATAGCTTTTGAGGAGCTTCCTGTTTCCCCATTTGCAAGCCAGTTCAAGATTTTATCTTTCATTTTTATCTCCTTGTGTTGTTTGATACGGGTTAGATTACCTTGCCCTTTAGATTAGCAATAAATACCTTGAGTTCTTTCTCTTTTCCTTTTGGTATCTCAGCACAGATATAGACGCTATCCATCTGCTTACGCCAGCGTTTAAAGTAATCCGTTAGTGGGCAATCTAAGTCACTTAATTCTCTATCATTATAACGAACCATGCCACATAGAACTGTCAGTTTTGATGCTGGTCTATCAAAGTCGATATTATCTGAATCGCATGGCTCTCCATTTAGCAGATACTCATCATCATCAATATATTTTCCATTCCATGCGCCATAGGGCAAAGCTGTATCGTCAAATAAAAATTTACGCCACTCTGCTACTGTTGTTTTAACTGACATATAACTCTCCTGTTTACATTCTTTGTTTATCTGTCATAGCGTACACCATCAACTGCAAAAATCTGCAATCCGCTATCTGATTTATCTTTGCCAGCATAATTTTTAATATGTATCTTGGCATGTTGCACCATCCTGATACGCTCTAACGCGCAGTAATTCGCCATGACGTTAATATGTGAATTTAGATATTGCCTTGAGCGTTCTATTTCATGTTGAATGTTCATGTTTAGTCCTTAGTAAAAACCCTTTGCTGCCCATCATATCTAGTTTTTAGTGATGCCAATATGTTGCGCTTGATTAGTGTATGGACACTTGTGGCGCAGCTAATTTTGCGTGGGCAACCTGTTTATGGCGCGGGTTATTCGTCATCTTCAGAGGAGGTGGCATCAACCACTATTTTTGGGTGTTAGTTATGTCATTCTCGTTCAAGCGATAACGTATATTCGGCGTGTATTACATCAAGGGTTTTCTTTGCCTTGTGGAGGCGTTTAATTGCCTTGGCAATATCATCGCCAGCCTTGAAAATTTCAGCCAGTGTTATCGTGCCGTCTATTTTTATTGATACTCTTGATTCTTGATTGAACTTCGCAATCAGATTGCTTAATTTGTCATTCATATCATTCTCCTCAGTTAAAGTTGCCATATGGCTTGAAGTTGTAACTGCCATGCCGACATTACCTGTTATGTCATGTATTTTCAGTAATTGGATTGCCTTGCGCATCAAAAGTACAAGCATAAAATACTGAAGCATAAACCTTGTCCTCAAACAGTTGGTACAAGGTATTCATATCATCTGCATTATCGAAAAATATCACATCATTGTGAATGAATGCCGCATAGACATTAGCTCGTTCAATTTCATTTAAGCCAAGACTAGCAAAATGTTTATCCAGTGCAATCTCTTGCGCTATGCCAATTTCAGCGAAATCTCCTGAAACATACATAGCACACTTCCCAACTTGTTTCACGGCAAGGCAGAGCATTTCATGCCAGTTGACGTATTGATATTTTTTATTCATTTTGTTTTATCCTTTCGAGCAATAAGTTGAATGCCGTTGCTGCAACTAGAGGAACTTGTCCATTACCAATGGCTTTAAGTCTGTCCACCCTAGCGGCCACCCTATTAGCCACTCGACCCACGTCGGGTTCAACTGACCACTGTGATGACTGACCGATTGGCTCAAGGATATTTGCTTGTTTATTGCAATTCTCCGCTGGACACATTTGCTGGATAGGTTGCCCCTGTCCCTGTTGTCCGATGCCTGAGGAGTTGGAAATCTCGCCATTGTGTTGACCACCTGTGTCAGTGATTGACCAGTCATATTCTCGGTCATCACGCCGCCGCGCGTCCCGTCCGATGCTGATGGTGTCGGATAAGTCTGTATTCTTTTTTTCAACGCCTTCCTGCTGTTGCTTCCGCCATCCATCCCCGTGGTGTTCGGAGTGTGAAAAAATGTCTCGTTGTTTGGCAAGAATCCAGATTCTTTCGCGTAAGTGTGGTGCGCCAACATCGGCTGCTGATAACACTCCCCATTCCGCATCGAACCTGAGCGAGGCCAAGTCTCCAAGGACTGTTCCAAGTCCGCGAGAAGTGAGCATTGGGCTGTTTTCCACGAAGACGTAGCTAGGCTGAACTTCGCCAATAATCCTTGCCATTTCTTTCCAGAGTCCGCTGCGCGCCTCTGTAATTCCAGCTCCTTTACCTGCGACACTAATGTCCTGGCAGGGAAAGCCGCCCGAAATGACATCAACAATTCCTCTCCATGGCCTTCCGTCAAAATTGCACACGTCAGACCAAATTGGGAAAGGCGAGAGAATTCCATCGTTTTGTCGTTGTGCCAAAACTTGTGCGGCGTAGCCATCACGTTCAACTGCGCATACGGTTCGCCAGCCGAGCAATGTCCCCCCAAGGATTCCTCCGCCCGCGCCTGCGAACAATGCGAGTTCTCGTAAGCCTGAATCATCGCTGCGCTGAATATCCAGCTCATTCATTTTTCCCCTCGTTTCAAAATCCGCACCAGCTAACCTTATTTACTACCCTAACCGACCAATTTTAAGAGCAACTTGAAAGCGTCGATGATTTCTGATTCATCGCTGAACGTGTCTTTTAGCGGTGCACCATCTATTCCCCAATCGACTGCCTGCTTTACCATTTTAAGCAGCTTTTTATCTTGCTTTGATAGCTCTATGTCATTGCCCTTGTAAACGACATGCTCTTTTTTGTATTCCGTTTTTGCACAAGAAAATCCATCGAGCCAATCAATTAAATTCGTCAGACAATCCGCCTCAAACAGAGTGTCGCTGGTCGCCATCATGCCAGTAACAAGAGGCTTGCCTCGCCAAGGCGAAACATCTACCGTCCCCCCATTGATGAAAAGGGTAAAATCTAGGGCTGTTGCCTTTTCTACTGCCTCGGCAAGCAAGATTGCGGATTCCATCTGTATGCGCTGAAGTTGTCTATTTTCGTCCATTTCTTTCATTTTTCACCTCTTAGTTAGTACTTCGGTCATTGCGCCAGCTCCATCACATCGCATCGGGCGCGGTATAAATCGTTCACGGTGAGCATCTGCATTGCACTCTCGACGCGCTCAATCGCGGCGGTGACAGTGGCGATTTCGAGCGTGTTCAAAATCCATTTTCCTGTCGCATCACCACGTGCCGCAACTTGATTCATGGCACGCATCGCTCCCTCTAGCACGGGCAGGACGCTGCCGTCTTTGGGTGGGCGGCGGTAGAAGGCTGCCCACAGCACGTTAAACGCTGCTCCGATGCGGTCAAAGTTAGTTTTCCCCAGATGCCCAAGTTTTGCTGCCATTAAGCCGAAGCGCAGCTCCTGCGCGAACTGGTCGCATAGGTCGCGGGTCATGGGAATTTTGATTTCACGGGCGCGGCGATGGCATTTTTTGCGCATGTTTTGTCCCCCAGTTCATGGCTAGATTCCATTCTCAATAAATTCGCCATCTGCTCCCAAGGTATACCAGTGATTGGCCTTAATTCCGTTATCGCCGACCTTGGTTGAGCGTATATGTAAGATGGTGCCGTCGTTGTCTCGATAGACAAGACAGATTGCACATCCTTCGTCGGCCTGAGCGCGTCCATATTGTCCATTTGCGACAGCAATAGATGCCATGCCAGTTGCGGATGCTGCTCCTCTCATGCCAGTTGCTAATGCTGCGCCTTGGTAACCAGTTGCGGAGGCCGCGCCTTGGTAACCAGTTGCGGAGGCCGCGCCTTGGTTGCCAGTTGCTAATGCTGCGCCTTTCTCGCCAGTTGCTAATGCTGCGCCTTGCTCGCCAGTTGCTAATGCTGCGCCTTGGTAACCA